GCTTTTGATTTTTATTAATTCACGTTCTTGCATAGCCCCCTCTTAATTTTAAGGGGAGCCGTGTTTCAGACTCCCCTATATTGTTTAGGCTGCAAGAATGGCTATATGCTCTTCCTTCACTGCCTTCACGCCCCAGGCAATACTGACTTCATACTGCACCTGCCTGTACTGCATGTACTTTGCAACCTCAAAGGACAGGCCGCTTACGGGGTCTGTGATCGTGATTCTATCGGCTGCCATGTCGCCCTCTTCAGGGAGTGCAGGCATACGGGTTGCAAGAAGGATGGCAGAGCGGGCAAAGGCGAGGTTTCTTGAACCGGAAGCTCTGACGGCGATTGCACAGTTATTAGCTGTAATTGCTTTTATGAGGCCGGGTTTATTCAGCGTCAATGCTCCGCCGCTTACTGCTGGAATGAGGGTCTTATTTACATACTGTGTGGTGGTGTCGCCCGTATTGGCGATTGTCACGAGGTCGCCAGCTACTACGGTCCCGGTTCCTGCTGCTGCCAGTGTCAAAGCGGTATCGCCTACGGCATAATCAGCAGTGTCAAGAGTTGCGCTGTCCTCTGTTCCTACTGCTGGGGTCTTGATCTGTGCGGATTCTCTGATCTGCATACCGTGTATATCAAGAAGAACGCCCTTTCTCAATGTGTCTGTAGTTCCTGAATCGGCGTTGCTGTTCAGGTTGGTGAGGGTTCTAAGCGCTGCGCCCTCTGTGGTTCCGATGACACACTGCAAGTCAGATAATGGAGCCCCGTTGTCAACAAGGATTTTCCGCACGTTGGCGAAATCAGCCAGATTGGTTTTGAAAAGGGTTGTGTCATTCGGGACTATCGCCCTTGAAGCGTTCACGTACAGGCCGCAAAGGTCCGCTTCGATCTCATTTGCAAGTGTCCGCATTGCCTGCGCAAACTGATCTTTCAACAGGACGTTTACCCCTACGCCATTGTTGTTCATCTGCAAGGATTCCTCACCCTGCCACCTGATAGGCACGCGCCTTGCTTTGGTGATTGCAAGGGAAATATTGCCGAATGTCTGCTGTCCGTCATCGGGAGGGGTGACGTTCGGTGCAATGTCTCCTGCGGTTGCTGCCGGGGCTACAGGGCTATAAATAGTCTGTCCGATAGCGGCCCTCGCTATATTCGCGTCCTTTGTGACTGCCGGGATCATGCCGACAAGCTCACGGCTTACTGTGTCAAGTGCTGCGTAAAGTGTAGGTATAAGATTTGTTAAGGTATTCGGTGTGCTTCCCATGATAGTTCTCCTTTTATGAGTCTGTTATTGTGCCGCCGTCTTTTGCGAAGGCGGTTTTCGCTGCTGCATCCAGGGCATCAAACGCTGTTCTGGATATTGTTTTTGCTGTACCTTTTCCATTGCTGCCACCATTTGCGCCGCCGCCCTGATTTACAGGAGCCGCCACAAAGTGCTTTCCTTCGTCTGATTTGCTCCATTCGCTGACATAATCAGCGAGTGCCTTATCACCTACTACCGCGATACGGTTATCACCATCCTGTTTAAGCTGCACCTGTGAGGCCAACAACGCCTTGACTGCCTTAGTCATTTCAGGCTTGACCCCTGCCTTGATGAGGGCATCGTTAAGGCCATTATCAACAAGTAAACGAGATACAAAGCCCGCTTCGGTCTCTAATGCCTTTTTATTTTTGTCGGCCTCTGCAATGGTTGTTTTCAGCGTCTTAGACACTTCAGACAACTTGGTTTCAAGGGCTTCTTTTTCAGTCTGCAAAGCCTGAAATTCAGCGGGGTCAATGGCTGCGTCTTTTGTGGCCTTTTTCAGTTTGCCTAAAAGCTCCTGATTCTTTGCCACTAATCCGCTTGTAGCCTCAGCGATAGCAACATCAACAGCGTCTTTTATTGCTTGTTTGGTTTCCGCATCGTCTTTGTCATAGGCCATAATTTGTTTCTCCTTTGGAGTTGTATTTTTGGGCGTTACCCATAAGATATAAAGTTGTCATAAACACCTTTATGTATAAGTATTTCTTATAGTAGGTAGTTTGTCAAGAAAAAAAACAAGATATGGTATAAATACTACATATAGAACTATATGTTGGGAGGTGAAATAAATGAGAAATATCTTGATTATTATTAAAATAATACTTGACATATTTCTCATATCTGCTATACTTATAATATGAAATTGATAAACAAAATAAAGAAAGCGACCGACACAACAAAAAAGACAGCAATATGGCAAAAAGCCAACCTTTCCAAAGATGAAGCGGATCAGTTGGTAAAAGAGATGGTGCTATCGGTTCCCAAGGGTTGCTATAAGCTGCACGGCAGGGAATACGGCACAAATTTGGTAGATATTATCTATGATATGTACGGATGGATGCCGTCAATGTTCGTAGACGAACGCATGGTGCTGGGATTGCAGGAGCTTTATCCTGATAAAGTTTATGCATCTTTTACCCTCGGATTAGACGCCATAGAAATCAAGTAAAAGGAGAGAGCATTGAAAACAATCAACCTCAAGCTGCCCGACGATCTACACAAAGAACTGAAAGTTTTTGCAGCGAGCGTCGATACGGATATGACCAAGCTGATAAACCAGATTTGCAGGGCATACCTTGCAGAACGCAAAAATAAACAGGAGGTAAGGAAGTGAAAACCACCACAAAGTCTTTCATCCCCAATAAGTTTACCGTCGATATGTGCGCGTCAAGATCATCTATGCTTAAGCCAAACGTGCCGTACACTTTTACCTTAACAAATGAAGGTGGTACGGAGATGGTTCTAAATTGCCTACCGTATTATCGTAAAAATATAGGCAATGAAATGGTGAGAATTTTTATAAAACATTTGCAGGAAGGCGAAAAATGATTGAACATCCATGTCCCGCTTATGGTACTCTTTATTGTAAAAAGAGGCTATTATCGTATAAGATAGAACGGCTTGAAGAAACATTACGGGAGGAAATAGAAAAGGTGAGAAAGGATTTTCTATCCGCGATAGGGCTTAAAGTTTGGCCTTAAGCTGGGAGAAAGAAAGTTCTCTACCGTTACTATCCAAAAGATCAGAAAGAGTAATTTTGCCCTTACGCCATAAATCTGCTCTGCCCTTTCCCAACAGATCGTCTGCATATTCTTTATTGTGCCTGCCAAGAAACCCTTCAAAACTCATATCAGCCGGAACTTGACCAAGATCACTGGCGCGGGTTCCCGGTTTCATTTCGTCAACATTAAGACCTAAATCTCTATAAGATTTTGTTATGCCAAGAATGACACAGCGACACGAAAAATGCAATGGGGTTGTATGATAAGGTATTGAATTTCCTTCAATCGGATTGTGATTCAAATCCCACATTGCACCGGAACGAGGTATACACTTCGGGCAGACATGACCATCAAGAGTAGAAAGCCACCTGTAACCCTTGTATACATCCTCATTGGCCTTAATAAACGCTTCTCTTGCGTCTCCTGCCACTTGCATAATCGAGGTATGCACCAAAGCGGAAGCGTTACGCCGTGAGACTTCCATAATACCCGCTGTGCCAAGTCTTTTACTTCCTGCCACTCTTATTATTATCTGCTGTAATGTTTCGCCCTGTGCAATGCCCTGCCTTACCTGTTGAGCGAATTTAAACGCTGTATCCTGTGCTTGTTTCGCCCACCATGCACCGGAAGGAGCGCCTTCGATAACTGAGCCATTGACAAGGGCTTTTAATGCGAATTCAGAAGGTAAAGAGGCTTCGAGGCCTACTTTTGCGAGGGATTGGGCTTGGAAGTCGGCTTCATGTTTGGCAAGATCGTAAAGGTTGGTTGCTTTCTCGGTGTTGCCTTGCAATTCATCTTTTGAAAACAACTGCATTACTTCTGACTTTCGCAATATTGCTTCTCCGGGGTCAACACCTTTTTTTACAAAATCACCCCTTACTAATGCCACTGTGTCCCCGGAATATCCATGAGATATTAAACTTTTAACTGCGTTTTCAATTTCTAATTCCGTTTGTTTATCGCTAATTGATTTTTTTATTTCAATAACTGAAGTGCCCGGCAGACGTGTATTACTTCTTTCATTATCCACCCATTTAAAGCTTGACTGTAATTTACTCCCTATTTTTAATGGTTTACTATCTGAGGGAATGACCCGTAACCCATAAGCAACATCCTCAATTGTGTCACTGTCTATAATTTCAAATATTTTGCTTTGTATCTCCGTAATTGTGGGTTGAGGGGTTGGCACTGCAACAGGGGCTATTTCTTTATAAGTCTTTTCGATAATCCCCGTTGCATCCTTCAACAACTTTTCAACTCTTGCCCTGCTAAAATCAGTTAAATCTTTTTGCAATTTAGCAACAAGCTCTTTTTGCATATCAGTCAGTAATGCCCGTACTTTCTTCTGTTCGCCTGCGCTGAATCTCATCAGGTCGATATTGTGAGCGAGGTTTACGTCTGCGAGTTCAAGGTCAACGGGGTTCAATTATTCTCCTGTTCCCAATGATGGTATATTGCTATTTATTTGCTCTTGCGTCTCCTCATAACTCAAATCAGGCGGTATTGCCTCTTTCTGCTGTAAATTCCAGAAAACAACCTGTGGGGATACAACGCCGGACTGTTGAGCGCTCACCCATGCAGTGAGCTCTTGCGGGGTCATACCTTCGGGCACAAATTCTCTGTTGAGTTCAACGGAACATTCACCATCATTGCCCGCCCATTGCGAGAATGTGTTGAGAGCTTGCGTTAATCCTATGCTGATTGTTTGCGCTATGGCAGCGAGTACAGAGGATTCACCTGCCCTGTGGATTTGTGCTGTTTGGCTGGTTTCTGTGTCTTTC